GTGTTCAGGTGGATCGGCAGGTGTTCGGCTTCGAGCAACTGCAGTTGCAGCGGCACGATCAGGCCATCCTCAGGCCGGCGCGGACGCAGTCGGATCAGACACTCGCCGCCTTCGAGCATGGCCCGGCACGCCAGCGCCTGCAGGCCATAGAAGTCGGTCTGCCCAGCGGCATCGGCCTCTTCAGTCCAATCCCGCCACAGCGCCTGCACCTCAGTGCGAAAGCGCTCATCGGCGGCCAGGCTCTGTGGCTTGATGCCGGTGCCGATCGCATTGGCAACAAAAGCCTCGATGCCCGACTGGGCCCAGGCGTTGCGCCGCACCAGATCGCGGCTCTTGATGCGCAGGTCCTCACTGGTGGCCAGCAGCGCCGCCACCGCGCCCGGATTGCCGGGCATCCAAGCGAGCGACCGACGACCGCGACCGGCCCCCTCGTGCAAGGGCGGCTGGCCAAAGAGGCTGCGGAGTCGAGAGAACCAGGCCATCAGAACCCCTTGGCCGTAGTGACCCGGATCTGGCGCGGCGCCCCAGGCCACAGGCCAGTTTCCGCGGCCTGCTGGGCCAAGCCGCGTTTGACCTCACGGATGGCCACGGTCAGCTCCTCGATCGAGCGGTACTCCACCGTCTTGTCGCCGAAACTGACCCGGCGCTCGCCCTTGGCCAGCGCGGCCTCCAGGGCTTGGAGTTGGCTGTCGGTGTAGGCCATCAGCGGTACACCACAAGGTTGATTTCAGCCGAATCGTCAAACGAGGCCTGCGCGGTGGCGCAGGCGATGTCGACGAACTGCTCGGTCTTCAGATCCGAGCTCGAGCGGACGATGGCCAGGCGCTGTGTGCCACTGTTGGTCGTGCTGCGGGCCAGCGCCGTCCAACAGTAGTTCGCATCAGGCAAGTTGATCGCGAAATGCACGCGGTAGCGCCCTTGAGCGGTGCGCACGACGCTGGCGACGTTGTAGGCACTGGCGATCACCAATTCGCCGTCGATGACGCCAAAGCTGACCCAGGCCCGGGCCACCCCCGAGTGATCGGCATCGATCTTGGTCTTGACCTCAAAGCCGATGCGACTGGCCAGCGCGGCAATGGCAGCGACTAGGCTCATCAGACCAGCACCCCGTCGAAGATGGCCACGAAGTCGGTGTCAGTGTTGCCGACATCGCTGCTGGCCACCGCGCCGATGTTGGTGCGAGCCTGCAGCTGCTCGGCCACGGTCAACGACTGGGCGGCATCGAAACGCACGCGCAAGTTGATGGCACCCAGCAAGGCATCCAGCCCCGTGCTGCCGTTTTGCAGCAGCTGCTGGATCTCGACCAGGGTGTCGTAGGCGGCGTCCGCCCCACCCAGGATGTCTGCCTTCAAGGCATCCAAGAGCGCGACGATCTTGTTCGACGAGTAGGTGGTGGTGGTCGCCACCTGCGCGTCATCGATCGCGGTCGCCGTGAGCACCGCCGCTTTCAGTTCGTTGATCGCGGCGACCAGACTCGACTTGTCGACGGTAGAGAGGCTCGCCAGGTTGCCGGCGGTGGCGCGGACGTCGTTGAACTCCTGGGCGACCCGGATGACCAGGCTTTCGATGCGGGAGGCAAGACTCATGAGGATTCCTTTGAGGGTCAGGGACGTTCAGGACAGCCAGCGGCTGCGGATCACGCGCCGCCGGCTCGGGGGTTCAGAAACAGCAAGGCCACCGTCGATGCGTTGCGCTCGGGTGGCCTCGGATGGGGTGGGCTCGATCGCCTCAGGCGGCGGATCGAGGCCCAGGGGTTTTTCCAGTTCGCGCCAGTGGCGGTCTTCAAAGCGGTCCAGACCCGCCGCTGCGGCCGCGGCCCGGGCATAGACGTAGCAGTCCAGCGCCTCATTGCGCTCGCGCATCTTTTGCCACTCGCGGTGGGCAAAACCGTTACGGTCGCGCCGGGTGATCAGCTGCTCGGCACAGAGCTGCTGCAGATATTCCGCATCAACCTTGGGCATGTGCACGTAGCCCGCCGGGTAGATCGGCGTGATGCCGTCTTCGGCCACCTCCGCGCTCTTGCGCAGGTTGTTGTAGAACTCCAGCTTGGCAATGCCTCCTGCCACCGGGAACACCTTGATGCCCCGGCGCAGCTTCTTGCCGCTGGCAGTCGAATCCACTGCGGTCGGCGTGCCGATCAACGCAGCGCCACCGGCAATCCCCTTGATCGGCATGAGCCGGGCATCGCGCACGCTGCGCACAAAGGCATAGGCCTCCTGCGTGGCGTAGCCGGTATCCAGGGCGATGCGTGCCAGGCTCAGCTGGCAGCCGCTGCTGTGGGTCCAGGTTTCGCCCATCAGCTGGGCCAGGGATGACCAGACCTCGGTACGGGCGGTGTCGCCCATTAGCACGCGGTGCTCCACCAGCCACGCCGCCTTGCCGCGACCGAAAGCCCAGACCGAGACTTCGATCCGATCCTTCTGGACATCGGCGCCAGCAGTCAGTAGCAAACCGCCCGCCGGTACGGTGCCGACGCGGTAGTCCTCACGCCGCTCCAGCAGTCGCTGCCAATCCGGCGCCTCGCCTTCCTCGACCCAGGTCTCACCGAGTTCGGTGTTCTTGAAAGTCTTGATCGCGGAAGCGGAACGGGAGTCCGACATCGCGGCCGACTCCCAGGCCCGTGCAATCTCGATCCAGCTGCGCCAGCCCACCGGGCTGTAGAGGCTGGAAAGATGGAAGCCTGCGGTACGCCCGGCGTTCTCCGGAGCACAGGCCTGCCACTGACCGTTCTCCAGCATCCAGGTCTTGTGGTGCTCAGCGATGGGATCGCCGCAGGACTCACAGATGTAGGCGGCAGTTTCCGGCTGTCCACGTTCCCAGCGCAGCTGCTCAAACCGCAGCCACTGGCGGTGCGCGCAATGCGGGCACGGCACGAAGTAGCGGCGCTCATCCGACGCCTCGAACTCCCGCTCGACGGCACTGGTCCCGGCAATCGTCGGCGTCGAGACGATCAGGATCTTTCGCCGGGCAAAGGTGCGCGTGCGCGCCTCGGCCAGCGAAATGGCATCGCCTTCGCCCTCGACATCGAGCGGATAGCCATCGACCTCGTCGAGGAACAGATAGCGCACCGGCATCGAGCGCAGGCCGACTGCGCTGTTGGCGCCGGTCATCACCAAGACGCCACCGTGGAACTCCTTGGCCAGGATGGTATTGCCCGAATCGCGGCTGCGCGCTGGCGCGATCCGCTCCTGGATAGCAGGGCTTTCTTCGATGAGTGAGTCGATACGCTGCTTGGAAGCCCGCTTGGCCATCTCGACCGTCGGCCACACCGCCATCATGGGGCCAGGTGCGTGGTGGATCACGTAGCCGACCCAGTTCAGGCCCAGTTCCGTCCCGCCGACCTGCGCCCCCTTCATGAACACCACCCGCTCGATCGGCGACATCGGGGACAAGCAATCCATGATCTCGCGCAGGTAAGGCGTGCGGCTGGTGCGCCAGCGCCCTGGCTCAGAGGCCGCCTTGCTGGAGAGCACCCGGTGCTTGTCGGCCCACTCAGAGACCGTGAGCAGCGGATCGGGCGTCAGACCTTCACGCCAGGCGCGCTCGATCGCGTCCCAGCCCTCGTAGTAAAGCTCTTCCATCACATCCGTCCGTCTCAGTCCACCTTGGGCTGCAAGTCACCCAGGTCTTGCAGCTGTTGGCGCACGGCGGCGTCCAGCGCGACGTGCAGCACATGGGGATCGACGTTCAGGCCGGCGGCCATCTGCGCCGAAATCCGTGCCGGCCAGTTGAGCCAGGCATCGCGTTCGGCACGGGCCAGCTTGAACACATGCGCCACGGCCTGCGAGCGGTCGACCAGCTCGCCCTTGAGGCGGGCCAGACGCACCTTGTTGGTCTGAGCCTTGACCACCTCATTGACGGTGCGCGCCTGCAGCAGCGAGGTGCCACCGGTAGAGAGCGCCGGCGTCGGCGGGTCAGCGACTTCACGCTGCGGACGGCTGCTTGCAGGTGCGGGCGCCTGCGGCGTCTCGGGCGTTGCTGCGGATTCCTGCGGCACCGCTTTGGCGGTGGCGGAAGCCGACCGCCGGGTCGGCGTGGTGTTGGCCGCCCACTGGGCGTCGGCCGCCACCGGATCGATCGTGGCGTCCGGCAAGGGCGTAATGCGCCCGGTGTCGATGGCCTTCTTGACGGCCACGTGCGACACGCCGCGGTGGCGCGCGTAGGCGCGAATGGACAGTCCCATGTGTAGTTCAACTCAGTGCAAGTGGGTGGCCTCCTGGATGCGGCGGGTCAGGCAAAGGCGAGTGAAGCACCCGGGATCAGAAAGCGCTTGGCTTCGGGTGCGAACAGCGCGTGAATGGCATCGTCATCAACACCACGGAGCCTCCGATGCCCAACACCACGCCCCCCACCGCACTGTCCCCCGACGAGATTGACCGCCTGCTCGAA